CGTTAACCCAAAGAAGCAGAAATGCTACCAAGGATAATGGAAGAAAAGTCATCACCTTGCCACGCTAGCTCGACCAGAGGGGATTCAAAAAAAGAAAAATTATCCTTTTTTTATCTCTTTGTTCAAAGAGGACGTCTCTTATAGGAATCTATTAAGAAACGGAAAGCCCGCAATGGTCTAACCAACATTTCAGGGGGGGCTCCACGCCCTTCCTTGATAATCGCACGATCCGGGAGGGCCAGAAAAGTCTTATATGCTACAAGTTTTCCCCTGTAGTCAATAAGCTCATCTAACCCTAAATTCCCATAATTCACATCGCACAATAATGGATCCAGCAAGTCTCAAAGAACTGCCCGGTACCAATGGTAATTACCAATACATAGATTCAAGAGAAACTCATCATATGGCCCCTGTGGCTCATATGAAAGAAGAGACTCTGAATCCAGTATATGGCCTACATCGGCACCCGTAAGAAAAGTTAGATACTTAGAGAAAGATTCTCTAAATAACGTATCAAAACCTTTCCGACGAAGCAGTGTAGTCTCAAAAACCATCATACGGAACAGGGGGAGAAGTAATCACGGCTCCTCGCGCTGATATACGTCCTTATGCTTCTCTAGATAACCTAGGAACGCCTTTGGAGGTGAACCAACACGATACAGAGACGCAACGACCGAGGTCAGTATGTCTAAATTTACATTCATTAGTAAGTTTTCATACACCTTACGGTACGGGTGAGAAGGATCGATCAAGATCCGTAATATGTACGAGAAAGGCATAACGCCTTTCTTAACAAACATAGTAGCTAACGACATAAAAGTCACATTAGCTGTCCCCCGGTCTCAGGCACGCTTCACGGAAAGACGCTTCACTCACAGAACCAGGCGTTTATAGCGAATACCGTTCGATAATAATTTATCTACAATATTAGCTCTACCCGCCAAAGTATTCTGCGAGATTCACATCCGCCACGAAACAGCTGACACATTCTCTCCATGCAACCCTGTTACCTTTGCAAACTCAAACATAGGCTTTGAGGATACCACACTTTTTGAAAGGTTTATCCCAACTCCCAACCTAGACATAACGTTTAGGTAGGACTCAGCAACATCCCGATCAAAAATACAGATATCATCGCCCAGCAACTCATAATTCGCATATCAAGAGGTATTATACCCTCTCGCAGCTCTATATGAAAGCTGAACAAGTAAATGATGAGTTAGAGCAAGCATGGCTCAAGATGAGAGAGCTCCCATTGGTTGACCCACGGCGTAACGTAAATATTTTGGAGAATCTGGATTATGCTCACCAACAGGTAAAACATAATCACGGTCTACCAAAAGACTGCGTCACGAGCGTGCAAAGCCCTCTCCTAAAAGAGAGGACAAAACAGCTTCCTGTATTAC